ATGCGGCTGCAAGCCAAACCTCTCCGCCTCAAGTTTGTCCATATCAATTCCCATGAGGAGCGCATAGAAACTCATTGATTCACCGCCCGACTGTAACGTCCATCCCAATTCAACCTTACTTCCCCTGTCTCACCATGACGATTCTTCGCCACATCCATGATTAGTTCTTCATACGGAAACACGCCCTCACGCCGTAGCAGAATCACAACGTCAGCGTCTTGCTCAATCGCGCCCGACTCGCGCAAGTCTGAAAGTCGCGGCGTAGAATCAGCCCTGCCCTCAACGTTGCGGTTTAGTTGCGACAAGGCGATAACGGGCACCCGGAAATCGTTTGCCAGAATCTTCAGCTGGCGCGAAAACTCCGCTACCTGATTGTGTCGCTCCATCTTTGACTTACTCGTGAGAAGTTGCAGGTAGTCCACCACTACTCCAGCAAGTTTGCCGTGACGTGACACAGTGCGCACAAACTGCCGAATATCCGACGGGTTCACGCCTGAACGGTCATCCACGGCGATGCGTAGCCCGGCAACAACCTCGCGCCGATCCGTGAGCACTTGTTTCTCTACCGCCGACAGTTTTGCGTCGTTCAGGTGGCCCACGCTGATATCAAGACGTTCCGCAACGATACGCGAGACCAACTCCGTTTCGGTCATTTCGAGCGATGAGAACGACACGTTGCCATAGTGCGCAAGACTCGATGCGATTTGCGCTGCCACCACGGTCTTACCGACTCCGGGTCTTGCTGCCACCACGTACACGGCACCAGGGCGAAAACCGCCAATGGCCTGATTCAAACCAAACCACGGCGACGGGATAAACATTTCTTGCGCGTCAAGTTTCGCCTCAAGAATCAGAAGAATGTCGCGGATAAAACGCACCCGGCTCGAGGATTGCCCTACCGCATCATCAACAAGCTGGCGTGCGCGTTCTACCAGCTCCGATGGTGTGAGCGCATCCTCGAGGTTTGCCAATCCCATGCCGGCAGACTTGAGCCGGCGACGCAACGCGGATTCAGCCACGAGTGCGCCGTACTCCTCCACCGCGTACGATCCGAACGCGTACTCGTTCAAGCTGGCAATGAGTTGCGAGTGCTGTGGAAGTGCCGCCGTTACGGTGATGAAGTCAGCTGTTCGGCCTCCCTCGGTCATGGTGCGAATTGTGTCAAATATGTCGCCTAACTGTGGGTTAGCGAAATCCGCGCCGGTAACGGTCACAAGGTCAGCGATGCCGGGTTTGCCGAGGCACGCGCCGACAAGAGCCTTCTCAGTGTCAAACGTCATCGTTGGCACCTGCCCCAAATTGCTTCTTAGGCGGTGGCGGCGGAGTAGCCATTGACGGATCAAACTTGAGCGCGTTACGAACCCACGTTCGCCACGTTGCATCCCAATCAGCGTAGGTTGAATCTTCGCGTAGGTGATAATCACGAAACTTCTCTAGCTCGTAGTCGATCTTCATACCAGGCGCATTTTTCTTGGCATATTCGTAACCAGCCGGTGATGGTTTCCAGTCTGATTTGATTCGAGTTTTGTTGTTTGGCTTAACAACAACAACTTCTTTATATTCTGGTTCTGGTTCGGGGGCATCGTTTTGCCACCCGTTTGCCATACCGTTTGCCATACCATTTGCCATGTCGTTTGCCATAGATTCAGGCTTCGGCTTGTCATTCCACCGCGAGTTTGCGCCCATCTTTCCGGCTTCGGATCGAGCCTGCCGGGTGCGCTCGCGCTTGATTTTCTCAGTCTCCGCGCACGGCTGGTACTTCTCCCAATCGTGGAACTGGTAGCCACCATCAGCGACAAGCCACAGGCCAGCCTGAACGAGTTTCTTTGCTATTTTTGCACCGCCCATTGCGGTCACAATTTCGCTTGAAATGAAACCTCCAGTCAGCATTTGGCATGAGTACGACATTGAGCGCACCCACATTCCTAGTGCCTCGTTACCGGCTGCAAGTGCCTTCGGGTGGAAGGCCAATTGATCGTCAATCTTGCCCCACGTCACTTTTCTTCCTCAGCAATCTCAAAATTAATGTCTGCGCGACGTTTGAGCGCAATCCACATTATGTTGCCGAAATGCTCGTCGTCAGAAACTTCTTGTGGGTCACTTATTTGCAACGCATATTCAAAATCACGTGGCTTTAGTCCACCACGCACAAGAATCTCAATTGCTTCGGTCAAACGAGCATCAAACGTCGGCTCGTCAGTGCCAAAAATAAAAAACTCTCGTTGCAAAGTACGTTTACATTCAGCAACTAATTCATCAAAACTCATAGGCATTAGCGAATCTCCTCCGCGTAGCTCATAAGTTCCGCCGCGTGAATGGGCGTGATTTCCAACGAGTCAGCCACTTGCTGAGTGCTAACGCCGTACTTTCGGCACATCGCCAAATAGTGCGCTTGTAGACGGATCATGCCGTCACGCTCATCGGGCAAACACGTGCCCACCTGCTCGGTGGTCTTGTGAAGAAACCACAATGCAATAAGCGGTTTACGGTCACAGTTTTGGATAGACTCATCCATAGATTCGGCTCCTATCTAGTCGGATTAGAAGCCCGGTTAGTCGTATGCAAGTCCGACTGCCGGGTTTCGCTTTGTTTACTTGTTGGTCACACTCTACGGCATACCATGCAAAAGACACGCCGTAACTATAGCCGTTCCAAAACATCGCGTAGAACGCCCTCAAGACGCGCTCTAACGCCCGAACCCACCGCCAACACGTCATCATGCCGAATAGGTGCGTCAGAGACCCCACAAGCATAATTCGTCACCAGCGACAAGCCCAGAACATTCATGCCACACTCACGCGCGGCAATAGTCTCCAACGCGGTAGACATCCCCACCAAGTCGGCACCAAGAACACGTGCCATGCGAACTTCTGCCGGAGTCTCAAACTGTGGCCCTCGAAACTGTGCGTAAACGCCCTCCGGCACTTGCACAAACTCCGGTGCTCGCAAATATGCGTCAGCCATGTCAACGAAACCTCGAGCCGGTGACGTGCCCGTGAGATTCAAGTGATCCGAAATGCCGATTATGTCGCCTACGTCATAATTCAGATTCACCGCCCCGGCAGCGTTCGTTAGCACCAGAGAATGACAACCAGCCTCATAAGCCGTGCGTACGCCATGCGCCACCTCATCAGGTGTTGCACCTTGATACAAGTGCGCCCTCGAACCAAGAATAAGAACCGCCGTGCCCGAATCCGTGACCAGCGCATGAAACTCCGCCCCGTGGCCTTGCACGCCCTCACGATCAAACCCGGTGATGCGTGACTGATGTACCGAACCAAAAGACTCCGCCACCTGAGTCAAGTCCACGCCCCAACCTGAACCAAGCTGAATGGCAACGTCAAACCCCGGGAGGTCAAGTTTGCGCTGGAGTTGTTTCGCTGCAATACGTGCAAGCTCATTCACCAAGAATCACCATGCTTCCGTCATCTTTGAGCAAAACCCATCCGTGCACTTTGTGAAAAAGCGATATTGCTTCCGGATTGGAATATCGCGATATTTTGAATCCGAGAAGTTTTGCGCGAGTTTGCAGGTCATTCTCAAAACGACCATTCACAACACTATCCACGAGAATTAGATTAGATAGCCGATCCGCGCCCTTGAATCCACCTGCACCACGATTTGCCCGGTGATGAGGCACGAGTGTATCTGTTTCGAGTCCCGTCCAGGCACATACGTCGCCATCACGAGCACGAAGCGCGGCTAATAGTTTCTTATTCAAAATAAAGTTTCAGCTTCTTGCGCTTCGGCTTCCGCCAACGCATCGGCACGCATCTTCACCGCGTGCGAAAGTCTGCCCTCAATAATTGGCAAATAGTCCTCCGTCAGCTCCACGCCCACAAACTCAAAGCCTTCAAGAATCGCCGCTTTGCCGGTAGAACCTGAGCCGGTAAACGGGTCAAGCACGAGACCGCCGGGCGGCGTAACAAGGCGTACGAGTTGGCGCATTAGGTCGGTGGGTTTGACAGTCGGGTGAAAGTTCTGTCCCGGAGCTTTTTCTGAACCATACGCGCCTGAAACAGGATTTCCCAGTCCGCCACCACCTACAGTTTGCTTTTCGGGCAACTTGTCTAGTCCTTCGTTGCGATCACGCTTAGACGCTTTAGCAATGTAAAAGAACCGTGATGCGCCGCCCATGTCCGAGTGACTACTACCAGACCAGTTTCCCAATCCCTTTCCGTATATATCCTCTGAATGTGTTTCTTCTCTTCTTGCGCTAGGTATGCTCTTGCTTAGCCAACTTTGTTCGTCTACGAGACCGGCAGTGAAGTCGTCAAGCATTACGTTAGAAGGCCAACGCCCAGAAACAGTTATTGGTTGAGCATCATCGCGCCAATGACCGTCCATGGCGACTCGTTCAGCTGTTGAACCTGGTGGGTTTGTTCGTTCCTCAGTCCCAATTCTGCATGCGTCAATGTTCAGCCCACCCGTACCATGCGCGAGCATATTCTCCGCCACCGTACCAATCAATGGTTTACGTGCCACCACAACAGGTTCAAAGGCAGGTTTCAGTGCGGTGCCCCAGCCCTGCCATTTTTGCGCTTCGGGAGTAGCTGGTTTGGTTTGCTTGCGTTCAACCAACGTGCGTTCACCTTGACCCACCCCAACGATTCCAGAAGGCTCATTCGTTCGAGTTTCACTAATTTCTTCTTCGCGCTCACCAAAAAGGTCAGACACGGTTTCAGTCAAAACCTCACGCTCAACTCCGGCAGCCTTATCAATCGCCTTCGACACGTCAAGGGACTTCGGAAACCCCGAACCATACAACCACGCCACCGAATCCCGAATCTCAAACCCGGCAAGACGAATCGACAATGCCATCAAGTCAAACGTGCGCGAACCAGCAAATGCAAGAACATGACCGCCCGGCTTCAACACGCGTAAACACTCATCCCATACGGCAGGCGGCGGAACAAATGCATCCCACGCCTTACCCATAAAACCCTTACCCTCTGGGATAAAATCGCGCTCACCCGAAACCCAGCGCACCAACGCTTGAGAAACATGCGCCGGGTCAGTATTGCTCAACCCATACGGTGGGTCAGTCACTACCGCATCCACCGACCCATCAGGCAACTCGCGCAACCGATCCAAACACGAACCGGCAAACACCTTCCAGCCATCCCCAACCAAATCCATGCTCATTCCTTTCCCGAATACCAACCCGAAGCACGCGGCACATCCGCCTTCGGCAACGGTTTCACAAACACGGCCCAATCATCCATATCCTCAGCTGGTTCACCGTTCACGACGCTTAGCCCTTCTACGTTCCGCCGGAGTCAAACCGCCCCAAATCCCAAACCAAATATCATGCTCAAACGAATACTCAAGACAAATCTGGCGCACCGGACACTCCGCACAAATCGCCTTCGCCTGCCGTGTAAACGCGTTGCCCGTCTCCGGAAAGAAAATATCGGGTGTAACCTCCGCGCATATGGCATCATCCATCCACGGTTCAGGTTTCACCCTGCAAGACTACTACGCACCCTCAGCTTGAATAGACTTGAGCAAACTCTGACAAGCTCCCAAACTAATCTTTAGAATGTCATGCTTCGTCGTGATGCGATTGAACTCGGCCTTCGCCTTGACTAAAGCATCCTCTAATTCTTCTGCCTTTTGCCGTGCTGTTGCCTTGCGTTCTTCAATGTTGCCCTCAGTCAACAAAAACGCTATATCAAGCTTTTTCTGATAATCAAGTCGCGCCTGTTCTCTTATCAACTCGGCATCGTATTGAGCTTTAGGAACTTTGAGAAGCTCCAGCTGATAACTCATTATCTGGTCGCGGATCAACTCGGGATTCATTCATAACCTCCACCGCTTGACGAACATACTCGTAAACGCCGCCAACCTTCGACAACGATTCGAGCACCTTCTGCAATTCCTCCGCGGTCATGCATCAATGTTCCCATCACGCGCCTTTCAGTTCAGATTTACGCGCCGTGAAAAGTACACGCACATCCTCACTCATCCATCCGGCGGCAATGCCCTGCTCGTAGATACGCTGGAGACCGTCAATGCTGATTACCGCTTCGAGTTTCTCTGTTAGGTCATCCGGTGCGGGAACCGAGCGAGAGACTTTCTGCATTTCCTCACGTGATGGGCCTTTACTTCCAGCGAACGCCCAACGAAGTGCACGCCCGAGAGCCGAAGTGCACGCGGTCTCAAGGGCAGCCTGCTTCTGACTCATGCCCACACCATCAACCTCGAACGCCCATTCGGTTGCCTTCGGCAGGTCGCGCTCTTGATCCCACGCGTCCATATACACGCGAGCCTCAACAACCCACATAGCTTGCGCCCGGTCATTCTCCGTAGTGTGATTCACAATCACGCACCGCAAATCCGGATGTTCAGCCAGAGCACGTGAATGTCTCTGTTCCACAGTCTCATAATTCTGCAAGTCAAAACTAGCCATTACAAATCACCTTCCTGTAATAATCGAACCGCCACCTTGACGAGTTCGCTAATCATCTTTTCGTCACGCTTAATCCACATAGAGCGCGGCTCAAGCCACCCTGGCACAAATCCATAAGACGCGTTCGCCCTCAATTGCCACGCATAAAGACACTTCTCTGTGCTTGTGACAAACATTTGCCATTGCATTTGCCTAACATGGTCAGCCGGTGGGCCGTCAAGCGCTTTTCCCATCGTCTTAATTTCGGCAATCATCGAGTGATCAATACTCAACCCGTCGGGTGTGGCAAGAAAACGAGGTGCTTCGGCATGAGCAATCAGCCACTCATTCGGCATAATCCCAAACTCATCTTTAACCCAACGCGCAATCACCGGCTCCATGAACGTGCCCCACGCCATGTATGGGTTCACCTCAATATCAACCGGGTTACGACGCGCCTCAAGCTGGTCACGAAAACCGGCAGGGCCAGAAGCAGCCTTAGCCACCGCCGTTGCCGTCACACCGTGAGTGCGAGCCTCAAGCCACAAGTCACGATCTGATGACCGCGCAATAAAACGCTCTGGTGAAATCATTTCCCACCCCTTCCTCAATCAACCTAATCAATACCACCGACAAGACGCGCAAACGCCTCCAACGTCATAAAGACAACCGACTCACCGGGGTCAGATTTGCCACGACGTTTCGCCACAACAACGCCCACCGCCGCATCATCGTTACCGCGCTCGGTCTCCGCCTCGTTCAGCCATTCCCCGACGTGATACACGCCGCCATAATCTTTACACTCCAGCACAACGCGCTCACCTGTCATCATGCGAACCCCCGAAATGTCGCCCCGATCATTCGCGCCATGTTTCACCCGACGCTCAATGCGGTCATCAACTTCACGCGCCAAATAATCCGCAACCGCCTGCTCAAAACGTGCCCCGGCAGCCTTCGCGCTGGCCCTAGTTCGGCTCAACTTTCACAACCTTTCCATCGATAACCTCGAACGTGTCACCGTCGTTCCAATCAAACCCAATATTCTCCGCAAGGTTATTCAAGTTGATTCCGCGGTTCTTGCCGTTCTTTAGGTTGCTCACCGCCACCTTACGCAACGTTTTGCCCTCGCGCTGATCCATCACCGTTGGAGTGGGTAGCATCGTCGGTTTCCCCCCCCCGTCCGGTTCGGTGATGCCCTCAAGCAAAATGCCCAAGGCCAACCGCGCCTGAGCAGGAACAACCCCATTTCCGCAGGCCTTCAGTTCATCATTACGAGACAAACCACAATCAGTAATCCACCCGGCAGGCAGTCCCATCATCCATTCGGTAAACGCCGAACTCAGCCGGTGCGCTCCGTCTTTTCCGTCAGGTTTCGTCGGTGCCGGTGCAGGTCGGCCTAGAATCGCCTCCCACCGCATAATGGCTGGCGCAAACTTTCCCCACTCAGTTGAATGAACGACAGTTCCCATTTGCGGAGTGTGCCTGTTCCATGCTGCTGGTGAATCGTTTTGCTTATGGTCAGTAGTGACCGGCGTAGGCAATAAGTCATTCACCACGGTCTCACGCACATTCGCATAACCGCCAGGCGTAGGCTTCTTAGACTCTGCAATCTTCTCCGCGCTACGAGCAGGCAAATGATCCATAGTGTTCGGCGTAGGAAGCAAACCAGCAGAAATACCCGGCGACACCTTCAAACCATTCTCGGCTGCAAGTTGCGCCATCTGATCACGCACCTGCAACATACGATTCTTAGCACGAGCCTGATCCTCAGTAATCGCGCCGCCCTCACCCTCAATCGCTGACGGCGTGCGAAGCATCGACTCTTCGGGGATAGGCGACAATAAAGACCCGGAAACGGTTGTGTGGTGCTCCAGCGTCAGCCGCCCGAACACCTGTCCACTCCGCATCGAACCCGATGTCGGCCAAGTCTCCGAGAACAGCTCCAAGTGCTCGCAAAACAGGTTCCCCTGATTCGTCTCCCATGCACCACGGGCAGTATTCCAAATCGCTATGGGCCTTTGCACTGAGTAATCCCCTCACATTTTCGATAACAACAAACTTAGGCTGAATAATACGGATAGCTTCCGCAAACTCAGACCAGAGACCCGATCGCGTACCCTCACGCAACCCGGCACGCTTGCCAGCAAAGGACAAGTCTTGACACGGAAAACCGCCCGTGAGAATGTCTACCGGCTCAACGGCAGCCCAATCAACTTTCGACACGTCACGATAGTTCGGCACGCCCGGAAAATTGCGCTCAAGAATCTTTGAAGGCGCATCCTCCCATTCGCAATGCCACGCCACCTCAGCCTCGAACGCGTCAGCAACGGCTAAATCGAGTCCACCATAACCGCTAAAAAGTGAACCTATCTTCACGACAAGTCACCTCGGCGTAACTCTTCAACAAACCCGAGAAACGCGCTCACATCATCCCCTGCCGGTTCATCAAGCCAACCTACAAGACGATTCGCCAACGCGTCGCACGCCGCCAACCAACCGGCCAGAAACAACCCGGCATGATCCTTCGGCAAACCCGTTCCAAGGGTTGACTTCAGCCATGCCGCATAAGCGGTTTGATACGTCGCCGGCGCATCCTTGTAAGCGCGAATAATTGCCGACTCCCACTCATCAAAGTTCACGAGAATGCCACCGTGAACACGTAAACAAATCCGAGCGTCACCAGCACCGAAAGAACGATAAGCACCGACCAGGCGACAAAACCCCACCACATCACACGGGCCGATTTGCGATAAGTGCGCCGCCTCATCGGGTCTCACGCCCTCGAGCCTCAACGTGCTTGCTGAGAGCCATCAGAATGACCGTAGACACGCTAATACCTTGAGCCTTAGCAACCAACTGCAAACGCTCCCACAACGCGTCAGGCAACCGTACAGACCGAACCCTGCTAGTCATTTTGTACCTCCCAAATCAGTTTGCGAATCTCCAACGGTGAAAAAAGGCGGTTTAGTTCTTCGAAAGCAGACTGCCACCGATCCTCAAAAGTAAATGTCAAGTCCATCCAGCCGAGCCGTGCCAGCTCCGCCTCACACTCCACGAGTTCGAGCACGAGCGCGTTTATTGACCCGTTCACGGCAGCCGACCCAAAAGCCACACAACGCCGTAGAAGAACGCGCCAAACCCTGCAAGGGCAAGACACACCTCACCAAGAAACAACACAAGGCGAACTGTCATGCGCACGTTATCGCGCACCTCGTAATAGCGTGCCGTGCGGTAGACAGTCTCAGGGTTGCCGATGCGCCGGTTGTGCTGGCGCAAACCATATTCACTCATTTTTCGTTCTCCCTTGCCCATGCGACACCGGCAGCGAAACCGGCATCATAGTTTTCTTGCTGAGTCATTTTGATTGTGCGAAACGTGGTTACAACTTCATCATCATCTTGCCATTCTGCGTTCATGCGTTCACCGCCTTTTCTTCTTGAACCATCTGCCACGCATCATTGCGAATGGCCA